CCGCGCCGCCCTGACCGGATTTCAAATCCCCGGATGCCGCAAGATGTACCCGCTCCGCGAAAAATTTCTAAAGCGCGACAAGCAAGGCGGCGTCTGGACCTACGCATCGACATTCGCAGTAACCACGATGGCCCTCGAAGGCTCGCACGCGGACACATTCCCGCTGTTCATCAAGGGCATCGCACTCGAAGAAGCCGGCCAAACTACGATCACAGTCGGTGCGGCATCTTACACGTTCGGCTCAACCGGAAAAGTTCAACTAGCTCACGGCAACGTTTTCGCAGTGATCATCACCGCCCCTGGCGGCGCAGTGCTCGCACAAGGAAACGACCTCACCGTCGACCGCGCCAACGGGATCGTGGCAACAGTCGGCAACGCGATATCGCCAGGAGAAATTGTGCAGATCGCATACGCATACGCCGAAGAAATAATAGCAACAGCCAGCCAAAGTGCGCCGACAAACTAATAGTCATTCGAATCAACTGAGTAACAGGTGATACATGCCAGCCAGTTTCCTGCACGGGATTGAAGTAATCGAAGTACCGAATGGGCCGGTCCCTGTCACCGTCGTCAAGTCGGCGGTGATCGGGCTGGTCGGCACCTCGCCTTCGTGGGCGGTCGGGTCGCCGTCGGCGGCAGTCGCGCCGAACACGCCGACCCTGGTTTCCTCGGCGCTCGACGCGGCAAACTTCGGGCCCATCATTCGCGGCTACACGATTCCCTACGCGCTGGCGGCGATTCAAGCGCAAGGCGCCGGCCAGGCAATCGTCGTCAACGTGCTCGATCCGACCCGACACTTCACGGCGATCGCCGCGACTGCATTCACGTTCAACTCGCAAGGAGCGATCAACCTGGGACATATGGGTGTCTCTGGTGTGGTGGTAACCAGTAGTCCCGCGGGCACTACCTACATCGCAGGGACTGACTATACGCTCGACGCCGTTAACGGCGTAGTGAGTATAGTGGCAGCCGGGTCGGGCGGACATATCACGGCCGGCGCCAGCGTATTGATTGCATTCAACTATGCGGATCCGTCGAAGGTGACGGACGCGGACATAGTCGGTGCGGTTACCGGCGGTGTGTTCACCGGTATGCAAGCGTTCCAGACGACCTTCGGAACGCTCGGATTCTTTCCGAAGATACTGATCGCGCCTGCCTACTCGCAGGACGCATCGGTGGCGACCGCCCTGAGCGCGGCAGCGAACAAGATCAGAGCGATGGCGCTGGTCGATTCGGCGCCGGCAACGTCGGCGGCGGCGGCGATCGCGAACCGCGCGGCGGCGGGCAGTGGGTTCGGGTCCACCAGCAAGCGAATCATTCTCTGCTATCCGCAGGAGTCGTTTTTCGACACCGGAATCGTCCCAACCGGCGTCGCACTCAGCAGTTCGGGCGCGCCTTTGACTACACAATTCAACGCAACCGCGGTGGCGCCTTATTCGCAGTGGGTGGCGGGTGCGATGGCGGCGCGCGATCTCGCGAAAGGCTATTGGTGGTCGCCTTCCAACACTCAAGTGAACGGCATTCTCGGTCCGGACGTTCAGCTATACGCCTCGATACTGGATCCGTCCTCGGATGTGAACAATCTGAACGCGGCGGGAATCGTGACCGTATTCAACGCTTTCGGGACCGGGCTCCGGGTCTGGGGCAACCGGAGTGCAGCGTATCCGTCCGCGACGACACCGGACAACTTCATTTCGGTTCGGCGCACGATGGACGTGATCGAGGACTCGGTGGAACTCGCGATGCTGCAATTCATCGATCATCCAATTTCGAACGCGCTCATCAGCGCGATCCTGGCGAGTGCGAACGCATTCATCAGATCGCTGATCCAGCGCGGAGCGATGGTGGCGGGCGCGGCCAGTTTCAATCCGTCCGAAAATCCGACTGCGCAAATCGCCGGTGGGCAACTGGTTTTCGATATCGATGTGATGCCTCCGCCGCCGGCTGAGAGAATCACGTTCCAGGCGTTTATCGATGTGACCCTGCTCCAGCAGCTCGGACAGACCAGCCCGATAACGGTGGCAGCAGGAGCGACGGCATAGCCTATCCCGATACTAGAGGAAAAGAATGAATATCCAGATCAACTCACTGACTAATGCAAATATATACATCGACGGTGTCGGGCTGCTGGGGCGGGCAGAGGAAATCGAGATAGCGCATCCCAAACACAAGATGATCGACTACAAGGGCCTCGGCATGGCGGGCACCGCGGAACTGTGGGCTGGAGTCGATAAGCTCGAGTCGCGAATCAAGTGGTCGTCCTTCGACGCGGACACGCTTGCGATGTCAACCAGCCCGTTCAAGACGCACTACTTCCAGGCGCGCGGAAATTTGGAGCAATACACCAGCCAAGGACGGAGCGCGGAACTCCCGGTCGTTTACATGATGACGGGAATATTCAAGGACGCCGGCAGTCCAAGCTTCCGGCAGCATCACATGGTCGAGACTACCTCGCTGGTAAGTGTGTATCACTGCGAGCTGTTCGTCGCGGGTGTGCAAATTTATTTGTACGACGTGTTCGCGAATATCTACGTTGTAGGTGGCGTCGACCAACTGAGTAATTTCCGATCGAATATTGGAGGCTGACCGAGCCTGGCCGCGAAAACCGAAGCAGGAGCGATGAGCCATGAAGACCGATGACGTTACGGTGAATGGAGTGAAGATCGCAGGCACGGAGGCCATGGAAGCCAGCGAGACGAGGACGATCGAGTTGCCGTCGGGTGCGCGGGCAGAAGTGCGGAAGGGCATGGGTCGCGATCTGATGCGAGCGCAGCGAGCGGTTGCGGGCGGTGACGCGAGCGCGGTCGTGTTCGCGCTGATCGCGGAGTTGGCACGGATCAATGGGCGCAAGATCGTGTACGAGGACGTGCTGGAGATGGATCTCGCTGACGTGATGGCGTTGCAGGCGGAGGTTATCGGCGAAAATTTCGAGCACCCTCCGCAGCGAGTTTCGCAGGGCTCGTCCAATCCGGGTTCTCAGCCGGAGAGCTAGCCGGGATGGACTTTGCGGAGTTGTCGTACTGGCTCGATGCGGTTGCGGAATACGAACGAATGCGCATCGAACGCGGCGGAGGGAGCGATAAGTGAGTAGGTACATTGACTATTGCGTAATGCGTGAACTGATTAGTCACGCGAAGACGGTGAAGCGATGGGAGTGAGACTATTCGTAGGCAATCTGAGTTTTTCCCTTGGTGACGGAGATCTGCGGGGGGCATTCGCTGAAGTGGGCGACGTGGAACGCGCCGAGATCGTGCGGGATCGTTTTGACGGTCGCTCGCGCGGTTTCGGATTCGTCGAGATGCGAAACGAAGTTGATGCGGCGGTGGCCCTGCGGGCGATGAACGGCAAGGAAGTGGCGGGACGTCCGCTACGAGTTGAGCCGGCTACGTCGCAACGCCGGCCGGTCGAGCGCAATGCAACGCGGACGCAGTAGGCAAAGTTGAAATCGGAGCATCGAGACGGATCATCCAGATGAAGAAGCGATCCAACACGGAGAATGAAGCGGCGTCGGCGCGAAGCCGTACGGGTTTCAACCGAGTGGCAGGCCTGGTACGCGCGAGCGCTCAGATAGCGCGGACGACCGATCGATTGGCAAAGATCGCACGACAGCAAATTCCGATCGTGGCGGCGACCCTGGTTCCGAGAATAGGAGCGCGCACAGCATCAGGGCACGATGGCTCTCAGAGCTCTCCAGAAGGAGATCGGCATGGTCCGGGAGGAAATACTCGTCAATCCATGAGTGCGGACGCGATCCATGCGATTAGCGGGTTTGCCACGAAGATGAAGGCGATCGATGCGGTAGCGCGGGTTGGGGAGAGGGTGCTCGGGGGCAATCGAGTAAATCGGATGAGACTCGCGAGCGGCGCAGAGACTTCAATGGCGTCCCGGGCGAAGCTCGCACTCGAAACTTCCGGCGGAGAAAGTCGTTGGTCCGAGGATTCGTCGGGGAGTTCTCGCGGGAGGTTCGCGCGGAGCGTTCAGCAGTCGTCATCGGGCATGGAAGCCTTGACGCAAATCGTTGGCGGCGTGCGCCGATTTGGTGTGGGCAGCGATTCCATGTTTGGGAAGGCGCGGATCGAAGGCGCGCGGTTCGAGCAGGGACGCGCGCGATCATGGAGCGGACTTGCGGGACGCGCCAAGCGAGTGCTCGAGGGGGTCCGCGGGTTCTCCATTAGCAGCGCAGAGGGTTCGGAGAGTTCGGTCGGAAAGTATTTGGCGGCATCGCGGGCGCATGGCTGGGGAACGTCGAGAAGATCGATGATCGCGCCGGCCGTTCTTTCGAGTCCGGAATTCGCGGAGCCGATGCGCGGCGTTTACGGGCAGGAGTCGAGGAATGCGCCTGGGTCGATAACGATAAACTCGACGCCGACGGTCGTTATCAATGCGAGCGAAGGGTCGGGCGATATTGAACGTCAGGTAATCGGCGCGCTCAGAGCGCATCGCGACGAATTGTTCGATCAATTCAAACGTGAGTCGGTTCGGCGCGAGCGCGCGGAGTTCTAGCGGACCCGAGGGAACTTGAAACCGATGAGCGGCCGAGATTTTCAACAGTTTGCCGAGGAGGCAGTCATTGTTCGCAGTATTGGGTGAGATTCCATTTCAGGTGGTCGGCTCGCCGGAAGGCTTTGAGTCGAGACGCAGCTACGATTTTGCCGAGCATCGGGTGGTCGAGAGTAAACCGCGGCTGCAGTGGCTCGGCAACGATCTCGAGCGTCTGAAATTCGAATTGCGATTGCACTCGTCATTCACGGACCCGGCCGCGAAGCTGGCGCTGCTGCGCTCGACGGCGGCGGCGCATCTCGCGCTGCCATTGGTGTTTGGTAATGGCGGGTTCCGAGGGTTTTTCGTAATTGAATCGATATCGATGAGATCGCAGCAACTTTCTGCGCGAGGTGTTCCTATAGCTATAACCGCCGCGATCGCGCTCAAAGAGTGGGCGGCCGAATCCGAGTTGTCTTTAGGAGCGCCAGCACTTCCGGACTTTGTGCCGCTCGGAATCAAACCGGCGGTCAGCAGTAGCTCCGACGGCGGCTCACCAGGATTCATCCCGGGTGTATCGGCATTACTCAGTCTCTCCCTAGCTCCGGGCGCAAGCGGACCAAATCTCGTGGCGAACGATATTCCGGTCGCTGTAATAGTAAGGAGCGCAGCGCGATGACGCAGGGCCAGCAGTACATACTACACATCAGCAAGGCGGGCGAGCGTTGGGATCTGCTCGCGTGGCGATACTATGGCGATCCAACTGACTATCAGATGATCATAATGGCTAATCCCGGTATCGCGATTGATCCTGTGTTCGAAGCGGGGCTCTCTCTTGCAGTGCCTATCGTGCAAAAAAGCACGGTAGCGAGCGTCGATTTGCCGCCCTGGAAATTGCCGCATCCGGCGGGAGTTTAGTGACCACGGCGTTCTCACATTCGGTTCGTACGCCACAGTGGGTGCTTACCTACGACGGCGTCGATATTACTACTGACGTGTCGCATATGGTGCTTGCGATTAGCTATGTAGATCGGCTCGGCGAAGCCTCGGGCGAGGTCGAAGTCGAGCTGGAGGATCACGCGAAGCGGTGGCAGGGACCATGGTACCCGGGGCTCGGCAACATACTCAGTGTTCAGATTGGCTATCGCGGCGAAGCGTTACTGGATTGCGGATCTTTCCAGGTCGATGAGCTTGAGTTCGATGGGCCTCCCGATGTGATGAGGCTCAGATGCCTCGCTGCGTACATCACAGCTCAGATGCGCACTCCGAATACGGCGGCGTATGAGAATCAGAGCATTGTGGAAATCGCGGGCCAGATCGCCTCGAAGTATGGGCTGAGTTTAGTGGCGGCGCCCTCAGCTCTCGAGAGCGACGTGGTATTTGCGCGAGTGACCCAGCGCCGCGAGACGGACCTGGGGTTTCTGAAACGTCTCGCAATCGAGCACAACTTTGATTTCACGGTGCGTGGCGCGCAGATGGTGTTTTACGCGCGAGCGGCTCTGGAAGCGGTAGTCCCGCTGGTTGTTATCACAAGACCCGACACGACACGTTTTTCGTTTCGCAATCGGTCGCGTCGAATTTATAGCGGTGCGGAAGTTTCGTACTTCAATCCGGATACCAAGCAACTGATCGCGCAAACGGTGACGGCTGAAACTTCGACGCCATCGACGGACACACTCAAGATCGTCGCGCGTTCGGAGAACGGTCAGCAAGCTATCGTGAAGGCCCAGGCGGCGCTTCATCTGCACAACATGATTTTCGTGGACGCATCGATCGAGGGACCGGGAAACGTGATGCTGGTGGCGGGCAACCAGGTGGAGGTAGCCGGGTGGGGCGCGCTTGATGGGGCGTACCTGATCGAGACCGCGCGGCATCAACTGACGCGAGCGAGTGGCTATACGACATCGATCGCGGCGCGACGGGTGGGACTGTTATGAATCATCTTCTTGAACATCGCGAGCGAGGTTACTCGGAGAATCCAGCGTTTCGTGTGGGGATCGTGCAGCAGCAGGATGCCGCGCACGCGAAAGTCCGCGTGGTGTTTCCGGATTACGACGAAGTAGTCAGTTGGTGGCTGCCGGTGATTTTCGCGAAGACGCAAAACGACAAGCTTTACTGGATTCCTGATATCGGCGAGCAAGTGGTGTGTCTGATGGATCTACGCGACGAGGCTGGCGCGGTGCTGGGCGCGATTTACTCGAACGCGGACGTGCCGCCGGTGAGTAGCGCC